CGCACCTGGTACTCCAACACAAGGTATGCCAACACAACGAGACATAGTAAGGGTATCAAGTTCACCTTCGCATACTCCAATCCAATCACCTGCTCGTTCAATATCTAGTACGTTGTACATCTTTGTATCTGCACCAGTCATACCCATATACTTAGGTTCAACTGCTGGATTGAGGGAACGAAATCTTATATCAACAACGCCACTCTTAGTTACATACGGTATAGACAAGCGTCCAATGTATGCTTCATGTCCTGGTTCAGGCTCCTCGACTACGCCTAATCGAGCCAGCCGTGCTATCTCTAGAGGAATTCCCCTGCTTCGCAGGTAGTCTTCGGCCAGATAGATGCTTTCCTGGTACTTTCTGGACGCTATGCCCAAGAGTTCCTTCTGCGAATTTTGCTGCCTCACGTATGTCACATCCTTCTTGTTGTGCTATGATTTGTAAACTGTTTCCTTGTACACCACATGCAAAGCAAACAAATAGATTCTTATCTAAGTTTGCAGTACCTGACTGGTGGCTATCACCATGAAAAGGACACTTGAGATTGGCTTGCCCATGGTCACGACGTATGCTTGCACCGTAGTGTTCAAGCACAGCCTTGATGCTGGGCAAATCATTCACCGAATATATCTCCTAATCTAAATACTAAATAAGCATCTGCTATCGCCTTACCCCTGGCTTTAATGATAACTGCTGGAGTAATCTGGTCTGCCGATAATCCTCTAGCCTCTGCGTAATGCTTCGCTTCGAGTTGTGCTTCTTTGGTCCATCCACTAAGGTCAATTTTGTTTCCAGCACCTGGGGCTTTGGCTTCGAGGACTCCAATTGAGCCAAGGAAATCCGAAGAGACAACAATATCTCCTTCATCTCTTGCACCTGTTCTTGCAAGTCGTTCAGCGTTGTATCCATTTGTGCGAAAGTAATTTCGTAAGTCTGTTTCAAAGGTTGCTCCTCTAGCCTTGTGTGATTTGCGTGTTGTCATGCGTTCTCAGGAATGTCATCCAAGAACATATACTCTGGATTAAATGCAACCCAAGTCATCAGTCCTCCTCCTGCATCGGCTCGTCCATAACGATTCTTAACTGGCGCAACACCCATACTAGTACCAACAACGCCGAGGGTACATATAAGAGCAGGTAACTGAGCAACCTTACCCTGAATCGCTGAGCGCGGTTGGCAGGGAGAACCTTGGACCGCTTCGCTTGTGTGGTGAAGGACAACAACTGCAGCATTCGTTGCACGGGCAAGGTACTTCAACTCCTTCATGATTGCACGCATTGATGCAAACTCTTCGCCACCATCGGTGGCAACATCCATTAAGTTATCTACTATAATTAAAACTGGTGGGCAACCCCACAATTCTTCAAACGCTTGCACTTCTTCATCAATATCTTGAAGAGATGGTGCTGATTCAAATGACCATACGATATGTGAACCCTTGGCAAGTGTAGCCTTAGTCCAACCATGGTCGACATTCATTAACTGTTCTACATCTGACTGCGACTTACCTGAAATCATTGAGGCAAGGCGCATGGCCATTGTGTGTGCGTTGGTATCTGCTGAAATATAAAGTGTTGGAACTTTCATCTTCAAAGCAAGAGCCAGTGCTAGTGTGGACTTACCCACTCCTGGCGCTGCAGCAAACATCGAAACCTCAGAACGCCTGATGATAATTTTGTTTGCTTCGAACGCTTTGAAACAACTAGGGAGCGGTTCTCCACCAATACTGGGACGACCAACTGAGCGGACAAGTGTACGCATCCTGTTTCATTCCCTTCTGTAAAGAACGAGCGTAGCCACCGAGTTGGTGTGACTTGATGGCTACGACTCATTAACGTTTCTTTAATTTACTGGCTTGCACTGGTCTGGTGTCCCCTGTGGGGTCGGGCATGCCCAGAAAGCGTAAGGCTTCCCAGTTGTCTTGCTCGTTCCCGAGCGGAAGATTCTCGCTCCGTGTACGCACGTCGGGCTCGCTGTCCCTGCTGGTGTCACCGCGCTTGGTGGAGGTGTAAGTGACGGACCCTGCCCCTGGGTTGGAGCGAAGGATGTGGATTGCGTTGTGCCTGGAGTTGAAGGCGTGGTCCCCAAAGGGGCCAAGGTGTATGCACCAACAACTAACTTCTGCACTGCAGCAACTTGTGTTGAGTAATCACCGATACCTTCTAGCAATACGCTGAGTTCATCAGCAGTATTAGCACGGATATTAATCATATCCCCAGCAGGTGTTTTATAACTGACTTGCAGTTTCCATTCTTCCATTTGTTATCCTATCTTCGTTGAGAACTGACAGTGTGCTGTCAATCCACATTTATATTGGCAGTTGTTTGTATTAGGTAAAAAGATTCCAGCCTTACGAGCCTTGTCAAATCCTGAAACAAGGTACTCTAACTTCTCCTCTGTGTATTGCTCGAGGCTAACAAGAGGTGACACACCGTGCTGACGTGCCATCCAATAAGTCCCCCACTTAACATCAATCCCGAAGGTCTTTAGTATTCCGACCTTATAGAATCCAAGTTGCAGTGTATTGGACGGTGTTTGCTGAGAGGTTTTTAAGTCGACGATAACAAGTTCGCCATTGACTTCAAACACACGGTCAAGAATCATCTTGACAGGCACGCCAGCAAATTCAGGTAACATCGCTAACTCGATGGCGGGTGTGCCATCAGGAGTCTTCCATAGTTTCCAATCAGGGTTAGCCTGACGCCACTCGATATAGGCTTGCACCCATCGAGGACCAGCATCCTGCCAGAAAGTAACATCTTCTTTATTTGGGTTGGCCTTAGTGGCCCGACCACCAACACGTGCATTGGTTAGGTCGGTGTCACCAAGTTCTTTAGTCCAGGCCTTAGCCCATAAATCATTCTGCATTTTCTAAGTCCCACATTTCCGTCGCTGTATGGAAGGCACTGCCTCCGACTGACCAGACCGATGGTGACTCAGGAACTTGTAGCAATCGGCCAAGGTAGTACTGATATCCACAGTCGATATAGGTACTGAACGCAGAGTAACTCACATGTTCAGGTAGTTCATAATCTCCAAGTTGAATCATGTGGTAACTATAGCACACTCTAAAGTCCATGCCAATAAGCAACCCTAGTTCGCTTACTTACACCGTCAGATTCTACATGTATAATTAAATATAATATATTATATAAACCCCCTTCGGGGGTTATATTATATATAATAATATATATATTATACTATAGGAGATACTATGTTAGAAGTTTTCTTAGGTGCCATACTGGCACTAGCAGTACGTGATTTATTCTATGAAGCACTTGAAAAGTACAGGCAATATAAGTTCAGTAAAAACCTAAAGACATGGCACGAAGTACTTGAAGACTGGGAAGCAGACGACGAAGACTAACCTGTAGATACGACAAAAGACCCCCCAACCTAGGGTGATTACCTTAGGAAGGGGGGTTTCTTGTCTCTATCGGCCTGCTAGGGCCTTAGATGAGGATTATTCTGAACCACGTCCAAACGCGGTTTCCTTAGGGTCAAGCGCCTTAAGCACTGGACCAGCAACAGCAGCGATTGCAGCCATAAGAAGGTTCTTAGGGTTGTTCTCTCCTGCTAAGTATAGAGCAATGACTGCAGCCAAGGCTGCACGTAGGTATGAACCTGCGATTGCTACGAGTTTTTCTGTGTTCATAAGTCCTCCTTAGGACTGTTGAGGTTTAGACGCATGGACTTTGCAACAAGTGCAAGGTTCAGTCTTATACGTCTTCTTACTAGGAGATGGTGTTAGAGCAGCCTTTAGTTGATTAACAACCTTAGGCTGATTCATCCACCAAAACCAAGGATTAGTATCGGTAGCCATAGAGGGCTTAATAGAAATATGTAGATGCTTGTTATGAGGATTAACCCCAGTGTACCGTCTGTCTCCCAAGTCTTTCTTTTCTTCAGACCAGATAGTACCTTTGAAGATAAGATACGCAACACGCTTATCCTCCTTAAGTTTTTCAAATATGACAGCACAGTCTACACCGTTGGCTGGGTCGTGGGTTAGGTCAACTGCTAGACCTAGGTTATGGTCTGAGTCAGGATTCTGTTTTTGGTGGGCAGCAGAAGGGAGCAAACCATCGCTTATCTTCTTGCGCTTTGGAAACAACGCCGTCGCTTGGCGCAGCACAGCAATTGCAGCAGGTGTGGCTTTCTTGGCTACAGGTCTCATTCATTTCTCCCCTTGTGTAACATCATCTGGTAGAGTATCTCTACTTTTTCTTCTAGTCTTGTGACAGAATCTTTGAGACTACTGCCTGAATTGGGCTTGAGTTCATAGAGGTAATGCTTGACTAACCATCTCACCGAACCAGCAAAGGCTGATATAATAGCGATGATAGATACGATTAGTC